GTGGGTGACCGACGAGCGCCAGATAGCGCGAGACGGTATGAGTGAGACGGCCGCCGGCCCCTACTGCCGATAAGGGAAGGACCGTGCCGCACAGATGACGGTTATGTCGCATCGCGGCGGGTATGCTCCATGCGGGTTGATGACGCCCGCGATCCTAGCGCGAAGGTGCCCCCGTCGCGCTAGTGAATCCGAAACGCCGGCTGAGCTCGGGTGAGATCGAGACAGCCGGCGTTTCGTTTGCCCGCCGCGGCGGTTCTGCGGAGTCCCGTCGCGAGAGGAGCACCTCGAATGCTCTCACCCATAGTTGCGTAAGAGTCAGATAGAACGAACGTACTTAGGGTGAGAGCATTCCCCCGATGGGTGACGCGTGCTCGAGATGCTCCGGGCTCGGCTACACGTGGAGCTCGCCCGTGGACGGCACGCCGCGGGTTCGGGTGATCTGCTCCCGTTGCAACGGATCCGGCGGACGGATGCCCGCGCCACGATCGCGCAGGAGCGGCCAGAACGGCCCGTAGCGCCGACTAGAGCCGATCGACCAGTAGCGCCAGCGCGATCGCCAGGACCGCCCACGAGAGCAGATCCTGTCCGCGGGTCCGAGTGATCTCCACGCCGGCCAGGACGGCCGCAATGACCGTGAGCACGAGCACGGCCACGAGCTCCGTCACGGCAGTGCGTACGTGACGCGGAGCCGCGGGAACTGCAAGCTGATCTCCTCGAACGTGAGCGTATCCACGGGCGCCGTGCCGACCGTCGTGCGCGCCGAGACGGCCACGAGCTGCGTCTCGCCACCCTTCACGATCGCGCCGGCGAGCCCGGAGCCGGCGTCGTCAAAGTCTTGGAAACTCACGCCGTTTGCCGTGTTCCATTGCGCGCGCAACGGCAGCGCGGCGAGCCCGGCGCCCGGACGGTAGTCGGCCGTGGTGAGCGTCGGTCGCCACGCGTAGCCCGAGCGGAGCTCGATCGTGAACGGAATGTTTGTGCCCGTCGCCGGGCTCCCGAGATTGCGCGGCAGGAGCATTGCGGCGAATGATGCGCGCAGGATCGTTGCGCCGGCCGGGATCGAGCTCGTGTCAAACCAGAGGAACGCCTCGATCACTTCCCATTGCGAGCCGCCGGACTGCCGCTGTCCGAGCAGGACCGTCGGGCCCGCGCCGCTCGGGATCGCCACGCTCAGGCTCGAGCCGGCGCGCGCATTCGCGTACGAAATCGTGTTCATGCTCGTGACATAGCCCGAGCCCGCCCCCATCAACGCGTACTTGACCGGGATCGGCGTCGTGACATCCGATGTCACAGCATCGACCTCGAGCACGTCGTTAGGCGCCAGGGTCACGCGCTGGCCGCGGAGCTCCACGACTTTGTCACCGTCCGGGCTCGTCACGGTCCAGCGGGCGCCGTACTCGGCGCACACGATCTGCGCGACCTCGGGCCCGTCCGGCACGAGCGCGCCGAGCATCGTCAGGACCGGCGGCGGGTTGAGCGCGTCGAGGATCGCGCCCGCCCATTGATCCCACGGCAGCGGATCGCCGCCAACCACGGCCATCTGCAGGAACTCCGCGCTCGTGGTCACCGTTCGGTACTCATCCGGCGGGAGCGTCGGCCCGAAATCGCCGTAGCCGCCGTTGATCACCACGCGATTGCGGAGCCGGCCGAGGCCAAACACTTTCCAAATCGCCGCCAATCCGACGCCGGCGCCGGAGCCGCCGCCGCAGATGACCGCGGACACGGCCGGCGGCGTCGCGCCGGCGCGCGTCTCCCAGCCGATCCGTCCGTCACGCATCGGATAGAGCTTGCCGAGCTCGGCAAACCGGATCCGGTGGAGCCCGTCGATTGCGGGCCCTTCCACGTAGTGATTCCCGCGCTCGATCCCGGCGCCGGCGTCCGGGAAATAGCGCTTTGCCGCCGGCCATTCGACGAGATCGAGCATGAATTTCACTTGCTCCGTCGTGGTCGCCGACACGGGCGCCAGGGTCTGACCCTCCGGCAGCGCGCGGACGGACAGCATCCCGATCGGATCCAGCGCGTTGAGATCGGCAATCTCGGATTCTTTGTCCCAGCCCCACGTCTGCAGCGCGCCCGTCCACGCCGGCGATCCGTCAACCGTCACCCGCATCGGGCTCCCGACTTTGAGCACGCCGAGCAACGGGCTATCCGGGTTCTCGGGATCGAAGCGCCGGTCAGGATCGATGAGCGATACGCGGAGCGTTCCACCCTCGCATTCCGTGAGCGGCCCGAGCGCTTCGGGCGCGCCCCACGACCACGACGCGCTCGTCGTGTCGCATGTGAGCTCCGACCACGCGCCGGCGAGATAGAGCTCGATCACGAACGTGGCGCCGTGAATCGTCGCGCTCATGCCGTGCTCCGGTCCAGCCCTCGAGTGAACGGGCCCGAGCCGCCGTTGCTCCGGGCCCATCGCCGGATTGCGCGCACGACCTGTTCGGGATCCGCCGTCGCCACGTGCACGTTGACTGTCGTCGCGCCGGCCGTGCCCGACGAGCCGGAGCGCCCGGACGGGCCCATCGCCATGCCGGCCGCGCTCGTGCTCGCCAGGAACGGCAGCGACGGGAGCTCGAACCCTTTGAGCGGATTGATCGAGTCGAGGAATCGGCCGATCGCGCCGATCGCGTCGTTCAACCACCCGATCAGCTGCGAGATCCAATCGACGATCTGCTTGACGATCGCGAGCATGATCTTGAGCGCGCCGACGACGAGCGTGATCGCGACCTTCAGCGGCGGCAGGATGAGCTTCAGGAGCTCGCCGAGGAGCTCCACGAACGGCCCGATGGCGGGCACGAGAGCGTCCATGATCGGGAGGAATGCACCGCCCACCTCTTCGCCGAGCTCGCCGAACGCGTTCGCTCCCTTCGCGCTCATCCCTTCCGCGCTGTTCGCGTAGTCGTCGGCCGCGCCGGCGGAGAGCTTCGTCGCTTCCGTGATGGTGTCGGCCGCGGAAGCCTGTTTCTCCATGCCGGGAAAGAGCTTCCGTAGCGCCGAGTCATTCCCTGCTAGAGCCTTCGAGTAGGCGTCAGCTGCGACCTCCGCGCTCACGCCGGCCGCGCGGGCGATATCGAGCGTGGGCCCGAGCGCGGCATTCGCAGCCGCCGCGTCGCCGGTGGCAGTGATCAACGAGTTGAGCCCGGCGCGGATCTCCGAGTCTGAGAATGCTTTCTCCGCGCCGGCCGCGATCGCAGCGTCCGTGGCCGCCGTGGCTTCCTCGAGTGAGATCCCGAGATTCTCGTACGTCGTCATCAGCTTCTCTTGCTCGGCGCGATCCTCTTCGGCCGCTTTCGTCATCGCGACGATCGCCCCGCCGACGGCCAGGGCTGCGCCGGCCACCGGGAGCAGGGACGCGCCCATGCCCCCGATCGAGCTCGCGAACCCGCCGCTCTTCTGCGTGGCATCGTCGAGCGAGCTCGAGAGCTTCGACGCGTCGCCGATGATCTCCACGAGGAGCGAGATCGCCACTAGCGCCGTCCTCGAGGAGCGCCGGCGCGCGCCCGATCACGGGCCCGGCCGTACGCGGCCATGTGCGCCACGGTCAGATCGGCGGCGCGCTCCACGACCGGCGCGCCCGAGATCATGGCGGCCTGCACGACGGCGTCGGCCTCGGCCTCGATCGCGCGCGACTCCTCGGGCGCCGAGCGAATCGCCACGTGCCAGGACTGCGCGTCATCCCATGTCAACGCCGGATTGATCCGCCGCTCCAGCTGGAGCGCGGCCGCGTACAGGATGAGCGTCCCGAGCTCGATCTCCTCGGGCGACGCGCGATGATCGATCGCCGCACGCGCGAGCTCGTTGAGCCGATCCTGTGGCACTTTCGCGAGCACGGACACGCGGGCCCATTCGAGCGCCGTCAGCCCGAGCAGATCCGCCGTCGTGAACTCCACGCGGCGGGGGACGGGATAGCTCACGTGCGCGTCTCGAAGCCTGCCGATCGGCCGGCGTCGGCGAGCGCCGTCTCGTAGCCCTGCGCGATCGTCTGCTCCTGCTCGGCGAGCGTCTGCGATGCCATGTGCGCGCCGAGCATCCGTGCCGTGCCGTATTCCACGTATGGCGCGTATACGACCGTGTTCTCGATCTGCGCCCGGTCGGGAGCGGCGCGGACGCTCCACGAGCTGGAGAGGAGCCCGGAGCGAATCGGCGTCCGTGCGGCGATCGCGCCGGCGAGCCCGTTCCCGGCCTGCTCGTGCGCCGCGCTCATATCCGCCGCCGCCGCGGCAACCTTCCGGATCGCGGCCTCGAGCTCGGGTACGCCGTTGACTTTGACGTTGACGCCGTCGGTCATGCCGTGACGGCCTCGAGCTCCTCCTCGGGCTCGTCAGCCGCCGGGAACGCCGCCACGAGCTTCGTCGGCTTGCTCGAGCAGGGGAGCGTGACATCGAGCTCGGCGAACGAATCGACCTCGCCGCCGTAGGAGCCGGCCACGAGCCGGACCTGTCCGGCCATGCCGGGAGCGTCGGCAGCCGGCACGGTTCCGGATCCGTGAGCCTGGTATTGGAAATCTGCGAGCGATCCGTCGTTGTCCCAAAGGAACGTTGCGAGCCCGTCCGCGGCCCAGCGCTGCAGCGCGACGATATGGAGCGCATACGTGGTCTTGCCGATGCTCGAGTAGGAACCCGACGCGCACAGCGTCGAGACGGAGATCTCTTCTCCCGGCGTCGAGACGATCTCGGCCGTGGTGAGATCACAGTTGTATTCAACGCGCGTGCCCCCGGACACGAGCTTTAGGTTCAGCGTGACATCCCGCATGAACAGCGGCGTGCCGGCCATCGGCGGATCCTCCCTAGTCGAGAACGTACGTGAATGACCCGACGCACGTCGGGAGGGTGACATCGCCGACGAGTTTGTCGGCCGGCTTGCTCCACGCCGGGAGCCCGCATCCCGGCAATCGCCGGAGCGCCACGTCGCATCCGTCGATGAGGAGCGCGAGCTCCTCGATCGCTGTATCGGCGTCGCCGGAGCCGGCCACCGCGGTCAGCTGCCAGCGCGAATCGCGACCCGGCATCCGCGCCGGCACGGTCCACGGTTCGGCAGCCTCGAGGATCACGCATGGCGCCGAGAACCGGCCGGACGTGCCGGAGCGCACGCTCTCGGATGCGAACGCCTCGAGGATCCGGGCCCGTGCCATGCCGAGCCGACTCACGCGAAACCGAATGTCGCGTAGCGCGCGATGATCGGCGAGACGCTCTCGAGATAGTCACGCGCGACGCGGATCGCGATCCCCTGCAAGTCGGAGTAGCCCGTCACGCCGAACGCGGCCTCACGCCGTTTGTAGGCTTCGGCGCCGGCGATCAGCGCCGCGTAGTGGAGCTCCGCGTAGAGCGTCGTATCCGGCGGATCGGACAATGGATTGACGAGCGCGGCATCCCAGAGCCGCCGATCGATCCCGGCGTTGACAGCGCTCGCGCAGAGCGCCGCCCACGTGGAATCCTCGGGCGATGGAACGCGTACGTTCCAGTGCGCCAGGATCGCCGGGCCCGTCACCCATTCCACGACGCTACTTGCGCCGGCTCGAGCTCGCCGCGTCGGCCTCGGGATCTTCCATCACGAGCGTGCTCTTCACGATTCCCTTCGGCGCTTGGATGACGGCCGCGCCCATGCCCCACACGGCGATGTTCTGGCCGAGCCGAGCCACGTCCTCCGCCGAGATCGGGAAGGGACCATCCTCGTGGAAACCCGCGGCCTCGCCGTTCGTGACGAGATGCGTGTTGCCGGTCAGGAATGGCGCGCGCACGATCGGGAGCCCGGAAATGTTGATCGCGAGCGTGCTGGCTTGCGCCGTGCCGGCGATGTTGCTCGTGCCATACGCGGACGGCCAGAGATTCGCGAGCCCGCCCAGCCGCGCGAATTCGGCCGAGCTCACGAGATCGACCGTCGCCGGCGAGCCCGTCGCATCCTCCACGAGCGCCGACGCGGCGAAGAGGAACGCGCGGACCTGGTCGGCCGTGGCCGTGGCCGTGAGCACGAGTGAATTCGTGGCGCCGGCCGCGAGCGCCGTCTCGAATGCCGCTTCCGTCTCGCGTGCATATGCGATCAACAGAACGCGAATGTACGCCTCCCTGTACGAAGGCAGGCTACGGCGGATCAACTGGTAGGATACGTCTGAACCTCCGGCCCACGTTGAAATTGCCGCGCTGCCGGTCAAAATCTTGACGAGCACCGAATTGATCTCGGTCTTCTGCGCGGCCTGCAGCGCGATCACGGAATCGAGATTGAGCGCCGGATCGAGATACGGCCAGTTGATCACCATTCCCTCGGAGCCGAGCGAGCGCGGCCCGCCGAGAGCCTGAATCGCCGGCCGTGGCCGCGCCAGGAGCCCGGCGATCTCGAGGAGCCATGCCGGCTGCATGACGCCGGGATTGTCGCCCGTGATCTGATCGAGGAGCGCGCGCGCCAGGAGCGGGCCCGCGGACGGATCCGCGTACGCCGCATCCGTGAAATCGCCGAACGTGCCGAAGCGCGTGAGCGGCGAGACGCCGGAGCGACCGCCGCGAGCCTCGAGCGCGACCATGCGGCCCACGAGATCGGCGCGGACCTCTTCCATGCGCGCCAGGAGCTCCGGATCGTTGCGGACCACGCGGAGCCCCGACGGCACGGGATCCGGCTCGGGATCCGGAACGGGATCCGGCGTCGTGTTCTGATCTGCCATTGCGCTCTCCTCACTCCGAACGGCCAGTACTTGCGCGCCCGGATAGGCGCCGCGCTCCACGATCCCGACGCGAACCAATCGCGCGAGCTCGCGCTCCGTGACGCCGTCGGCGCCGGAGCGTGACTTGATTGCCTCGAACACGACGGACGCGCCGCGGTACACGCCGTCGCGGGCGAGCTCGAGGAGCTCGTCTCCGTCCCGCGTGCGCGAGATCCGGAACGTCGCGTACTGCCCGTCATCACGATCGGCGAGCTCCGTTCCACGGCCGGCCAGCCGGACGCCGGGCTCGTTGCCGTGCGCGCCGATTGCCTCGAGCGACACGTCTGCCGGTTTCGTCCCCCGGAACGCGCCCCGCTTGAAGCGCTCGGGCCCGTCGCTCGTGCGGCCCACGACGCCCCACGGCACGATCCGCAGATCGACGAGCCGCTCCTCCTCGGAGCGAACGTGGAGCTCGGCCTCGTACGCCGGCGCAGTGACGAGATCGGTCATGTGGACGCTCCTGGCGCCGCCGGCGTCGGCGCGTATTGCGGCGGGATCTGCGGGCCCGTCGCCCGGTCCCAGCCTTCCCAGCGGTCAATCTGCGGCGTCTCGAGGAACCCGGCGCGGAGCCCGACCTCGTACGCGGCCCAGCGTTGCGCCGTCCCGAGCCGCTCGAGCTCGGCCGTGTTGAAGCGAACCGTCTGCGTCCGTGGCACGAGCTCCGAGAGCCCGGCCTCGAGCGCGTCGAGATAGATCGGCTGCACCGTGACGCGAACGAACGTGGAGAGCGCTTCGGCGATGTTCTGGTACGTGAGGCTCGAGCCCGAGAGCTCGGCGAGCAGGAGCTCGGCCGGGAACACGCCGAGAACCCTGGCGACCTCCTGCACCCCCCACTTCCGCGTCTCGAGCAGCTGCGAGCCCTCGGGCGAAACCGTGCTCTCCTGCAGATCCCAGCCTTTCGAGAGCACGGCCGGCGAGCGCGATCGGTGCGCGTTCATAAATTTCTGGCGCGCGGCTTCGGCTTCGGTCGCATTGAGCCGATCGTCGTATTTGAGCGTGACGGTCGGCACGGATCCCGTCTCGAACCATTCCGCCGCGTAGAGATCCGCCAGGAGCACGCGCCCGAGCGCGTCACCCGCCGTCTCGAGCGGCGAGCGGCCCACGAGCTCGCCGGCCGGCCGATCGATCGCGAGATGCACGATATCCCGCGGCGGATACAGCCACCGATCCGCCCATCGGTAGCGCCGCGTGAAATGCGACGCGTCAGCCCATTCGGGATACACGTCCGGCGCCGGGAGCACGTTCGCCACGTCCGGCCAGCCGCCCGAGCCGCGCCCGCTCTCCGGGATCCATAGGTACGCGTTGCCGTGATCGACGAGCGACGCCGTCAGCTGCGCCAACCATTCTTTCCGCGTGATCTCGGCCTGCGGCCGCTCGAGGATGCGCGGCTGCTCTTCGGACGGCAGCGGATAGCCGCCGCGCCAGGAGACCGGCTCGAGCATCGACACGAGGCTCGTGATCAGCTGGCGGCCGCGCGCCACGGCCGGGATCGAGAGATAGTCGCCGATGCCGAGCCGCCGCTCGAGCCCCTGCCACGCGATCTGATCCTCGAGCGGCGCGGACTCGGACGGCGCGCGCCAGAACGAACGGAGCGCGTCGGCAATCCCCACGTGGCGAACGATACGCCCGAGCCGGGGGATTCTCTACTCGATCACGGAATCCGAGATGTCATCCCATTGTTGGAGCACTTGCCGAATCAGCCCGTTCATCTGCTTCGTGAGCGCTTCGACTTGCGCCGCGATCTGCGGGTTCGTCGGCGGATCGAGCGCGTCC